TCTCACAGTTTACACTTTTGGTTATCCCCCCGGTACCCTCCAGTTCACCCAAAGTAACCATAGACCACCCTAAACCTTCGGTTTAACCTTGGGTTGGACCTTGGGGAATCGTTAGGTGATACTATATGTTGTGGTGAGGGTGACCTTGGGATACTATATGTTGATGTCTCTGTGTCCCTATCTGTTGGCCCTCTTTAAGTGTCCATTGAGTACCACCTGAGGTAACCACCTGAGGTTAGACCTGAGACCATATACCTTAGGTTAACCGTGAGTCATCCGGTGAGCCATCACTATAGGGCGATTGGGAGACCATTGTCAAATCATCCAATCTATTAGGACACACTATAGGGAGACACTTAAAGAGGATTAATAGAATGCGGCAAGATAATAAATCTAAGACACTTATAGACATCATAATGACTCACTCTAAGATGACAGATAGTGGTTGTATGGTATGGAGAGGTAGAACTAATAGCAATGGCTATGGGTCTATCCTGTGGATGGGTAGAACTCAATTAGTACACCGATTGGTATATGAGGAGTATCGGGACTATAGCCTAAGGCCGGGACAAGTGGTAAGACATATGTGTGATAATCCACGATGTGTCAATCCGGGTCATCTAGTGGTAGGTAGTCAGTCTGATAACATGACGGATAAACTTATAAATAAAGTGTTGACACCGGAGGGAGGTTTCGTTATAGTGTGAATCGTCAAGGCGACACGGGAAACCGGATAGCTAAGACGCCACGGTCAAGTGGTTAAGTAGACAGCCTGATAAGTCATACGAAAACAGGTATTGACAAGCAGTATAAACATCAAGTAGTATAGCGTCACTGATTGAGAGCAGTAACCTCTCAAGGTTCATTAACAATATGGATTAGTCAAAAGCTGATATGTATACCATGACAATAGTGTTTAACTAGTGGTTACATTCAGGTCTCTGGCAAGGTACGTCCTGTCACCCTGAGAGTAACCACGATGATAACCACTACCGAATCAACATTGAGGATATACACCATGGAACGCAACGCTAACGCATACTACGACCTTCTGGCTGCAACTGTCGAGCTGTTCAACGAGCGCATTCAAGATGATGAACTCACCGAGCATGACGACTGGTCTGATGCACTGCATGAGGTTGTAGACGGACAGGTTCCGCACTATTACCACGAGATTTTCACAGTGATGGCTGCCGATGGTATTGACATTGAGTTCGACGACTCAGGACTCATCCCGGACACCAAGGACGTGAGTAGCATCTGTCAGGCGCGCATTTATGAGGCACTATACAACGATGTATCGAACGACTCTGGGATTGTCTGGTGGGAAGAACCAGAAGAAGACGACGAGGATGAAGAGGATGGCTGCAATGATTAAGTACGGTCTAACACAGCAGGACATTCAGGAATATCGCAGCGCCTTTAAGACGGCCTGTGAGTGCACTGCTGGCATACCCGAAGCAAAGGCCGACTGGTTCGGCTACTACATGGCCCAACTGGCCCAAACTTATCGCACACGCAAGGTAATGTATAATGCCACTCCCTCTCGTAATCATAGCGCTCCTGGGATATTCGCTCATCCTTATGGTGTTCGTGAAAGACTTTCATAAGGGTCTCAAGGTACACAAGGCATCATTCAGTTACATGAAGTGGGGCGTATTGCCTCGCTTTACTGTACGGCTACATAATGGCCGCTTTAAGGCAAACAAAGTAGGCATGTTCTACATCGCAACGCATTGACAACCTAAGGAAACTAGCATGAAAGTCATTAAATTAAACTTCGCAGGATTCACACTGGACGCCATCGTGGGACACCCGGACCATGAGCTGCTGTTCGTAGCCAATCAGGTGAATACAGCGGCAGGACTATCCGACAAGCGTATCACCAACTACGTGACCCAAGGAGTGGTGAAGGGTGTTCGCCTCTCATCATTGGTCGCTAATCTCGCGACTAGTGGTCAACTTAGGGAGCCATCAGGTAAGAAGATGCGCGGCTCTACGTGGCTTATCGATGAGCCAAACACGTACAAGGTCCTACTACGTGGTCATGCACCACAGTCAGAACCATTCCGCAAGTGGGTAACAGAGGAGGTGCTACCGGCTATCCGTAAGACAGGCAAGTACGACATAGCGCAGTCTACAACGGACACTGGTAAGCAACTCGCAGAGGAGTTCAGTGCACTCAGGGGAGAGCTTCAGGTACTAACTGCGGAGGTGAAGAGCTTGCGGGAAATCATCAAGGAACTCTCTGTAAATCGAGCACCTGTAGAAGTCGCTGAGTCTCCGTACATCGGTACCACTAAGGTGGCCGTATGTGACCGCATAGACAGTAGGACACTGCGGGACGTGGCGGACTCAATGGGCCTGTCCACTGCGGTAGCCTCCAAGATGACTGGACGTGTGACGCTCAGTATCGAGCAGGCGCTAAGTAATGAATGGCAGAAGACAGACGGTCGCAAGCTGGACACCTCAACGTCTCAGAAAGGCCGCTGCTGGAATCTGTACCCGAAGACATGGCTGGATACCAGACTGACCCGCGAGATGTATCGCAGCGCCATATCAAGGGTCCTTGAGAACGCTTTCTAATTAATTAAAACAAACAACCACATAAGGAAACAACCTAATGAACTACACCGATATGCAAGCTCGCTTAGATGTCATCCGCAACCTGCCAATCTGTGAACTCGACAAGCGCCAGCCGCTGCTGGTAGCACTCATGGCGGACATTGTGAACTGCGAGACGTCCGACGGTGACGATACGGATAGCGATTGGGGTCTTGAACGTCAGGACTATTGGCAAACCCTGAAGATTAAGGCCAAAGACGCTGGGTTTAACCTGCTGGGCAATGGTCACTTCAGCGCAGCATTTAAGCATGAGCTGCTACCGGGTAGGGTCATTAAGGTTGGCTTTAAGAAAGAGGACTCAGGGGCTGCCTACGTGGCTTTCTGCCGGATGCACCAAGGTCGGGTAGGGATTCCTAACGTCTATCACGTAGCGCGTCACGCTGGGTGCTATACGGTGGTACTGGATGAGCTGGAACCGTGCAATCGCAGAGGTAACCACTTGCACGACCACTACGCAGACCTCGCGTATTACTTTGTCGAGGGTGGATGCGACCCTGAGGAATACACAGAGGATGACCAACCGTTTATCGAGACGTGCCAGATGATTCGCAAGTTCTTCTACGGGATTGCGTCCTTTGATATGCACAGCGGTAACATCATGTTCACCAAAGACGGCGAGCCAGTGATTACCGACCCGGTATCATTCTCAGCGGACCGGGACCGTGAGCCTTTCTCGCTGGAACCTGAGGAACTGCTCGCAGAGATTGAGCAGATAGCGCACGATAAGATGATTGAACGTTGTAAGCGCAACAAGGCTAAGCGTAATCCTCTGGGGACCTTTCAGAGGGACCGTAAGCACATCAACAAGGCACGTAGAGCACGCCGGAAGGCACACGCTGGGTGGCGTAAGGAGCGCGAGCGTATTAACGCTGAGGCCCTAAAGTTCGACCTTGCGAAAGTTGAGGAGCGAGTGCACGCATGGATGGCCTGCGATGGTCTCGCCATACAGCAGGGTCGGGGGTCTTCCGGTGGACAACTACCTTCAGGGTAGACTCATGGGCTAACAAAGTGTATCTTAGGTGTCTCTCACGCAAGAGGCACCCATAGATAAACTTTATTAACGCCAGTTCGCTGGCACCAAAGAGGCACACAATGAACGCATTAAACATTGCACGTAATGACTTCTCAGAGATTGAACTAGCCGCTATTCCGTACAACATCCTCAGCGAGCACTACGGGGACAAGCTGGCACGCGAGCAGTTAGCGCTGGAGCATGAAGCGTACGAGCTGGGCGAGCAGCGTTTCCTGAAGATGCTAGAACGTCAAGTGAAAGCTGGCGAGTTCGCCGACAACGCGGCCGCTAAGCCGCTGGTCTTAACGTTGCACCCACAGCTGACCAAGCGCATCGACGACTGGAAGGAAGAGCAAGCAAGCGCACGCGGTAAGAAGCCTCGCGCATACTACCCGATTAAGCACGGTGTTCCCTCTGAGTTGGCCCTTAGTATGGGCGCTGAGGTGCTCAAAGAGAAGCGCGGAGTGTCCAGTGAGGCAATCGCACTGCTAACCATTAAGGTCGTCTTAGGGACGCTCACAGACGCCTCCAAGGCCACCATCCAGCAGGTATCCTCGCAGTTAGGCAAGGCGCTTGAGGATGAGGCCCGCTTCGGTCGTATCCGTGAGCAGGAAGCCGCATACTTCAAGAAGAACGTAGCGGACCAGCTGGACAAGCGCGTAGGCCACGTGTACAAGAAGGCTTTCATGCAGGTCGTCGAGGCCGATATGATTTCCAAAGGGATGCTGGGAGGCGACAACTGGGCCAGCTGGAAAACTGACGAGCAGATGCACGTTGGTACTAAGCTGCTGGAGCTGCTCATCGAAGGCACTGGTCTGGTGGAAATGACCAAGAACAAAATGGCCGATGGCTCCGACGATGTGACCAGTATGCAGATGGTCCAGCTGGCTCCGGCCTTCGTGGAACTCCTGAGCAAACGAGCGGGAGCACTCGCGGGTATCAGCCCGATGCATCAACCGTGCGTAGTCCCTCCGAAGCCTTGGGTTGAAACTGTCGGTGGTGGCTACTGGTCGGTAGGTCGCCGCCCGCTGGCACTGGTGCGTACCCACTCCAAGAAGGCGCTGCGTCGCTACGATGATGTGCATATGCCTGAGGTGTACAAAGCGGTTAACCTCGCGCAAAACACGCCGTGGAAGGTGAACAAGAAGGTTCTGGCGGTAGTCAACGAGATTATCAACTGGAAGCACTGCCCGGTGGGTGACGTCCCAGCGATTGAGCGCGAAGAGTTACCACCACGCCCTGACGATATCGACACCAACGAGGTGGCACGTAAGGCATGGCGCAAGGAGGCCGCAGCGGTCTACCGTAAGGATAAGGCCCGCCAGTCTCGCCGTTTATCAATGGAGTTCATGGTTGCACAAGCCAATAAATTCGCTAACCACAAGGCCATTTGGTTCCCATACAACATGGACTGGCGCGGGCGTGTGTACGCTGTGAGCATGTTCAACCCACAGGGTAACGACATGACCAAGGGTATGCTGACGCTGGCCAAAGGTAAGCCAATTGGTCTCGATGGGTTCTACTGGCTGAAGATTCACGGTGCAAACTGTGCAGGCGTCGACAAGGTTCCCTTCCCTGAGCGCATCAAGTTCATCGAAGAGAACGAGGGCAACATTCTGGCAAGCGCAGCGGACCCACTGAATAACACTTGGTGGACACAGCAGGATTCGCCGTTCTGTTTCCTAGCGTTCTGCTTCGAGTACGCAGGCGTTAAACATCACGGCCTGAACTACAACTGCTCACTGCCACTGGCGTTCGACGGGTCTTGCTCTGGGATTCAGCACTTCAGCGCGATGCTCCGCGATTCCATCGGTGGTCGTGCGGTTAACCTGCTGCCGTCTGATACCGTGCAGGATATCTACAAGATTGTGGCCGACAAGGTTAACGAGGTGCTCCACCAGCACGCAGTCAACGGGTCTCAGACGGTGGTCGAGCAGATTGCCGATAAAGAGACTGGCGAGTTCCGCGAGAAGGTGACACTGGGTGAGTCCATACTGGCTGCGCAGTGGTTGCAATACGGCGTGACTCGCAAGGTGACTAAGCGTTCGGTCATGACGCTGGCATACGGCTCCAAAGAGTTTGGTTTCCGCCAGCAAGTTCTTGAGGACACCATTCAGCCAGCTATTGACAACGGCGAGGGCCTGATGTTTACGCACCCTAACCAAGCGGCTGGCTACATGGCTAAGCTGATTTGGGACGCTGTGACCGTGACCGTAGTGGCCGCTGTCGAGGCAATGAACTGGCTGAAGTCTGCCGCTAAGCTGCTGGCTGCTGAAGTCAAGGACAAGAAGACCAAAGAGGTGCTGCGTAAGCGCTGCGCAATCCACTGGGTAACACCCGATGGCTTCCCGGTGTGGCAGGAGTACCGCAAGCAGAACCAAGCGCGCCTGAAGCTGGTCTTCCTAGGGCAGGCCAACGTCAAGATGACGTATAACACTGGGAAGGACTCAGAGATTGATGCCCACAAGCAGGAATCCGGCATAGCTCCTAACTTTGTTCACTCACAGGACGGTAGTCACCTGCGCATGACCGTAGTGCACGCCAACGAGGTCTACGGGATTGACTCCTTCGCTCTCATTCACGACTCCTTCGGGACCATTCCGGCAGACGCTGGGAATCTCTTTAAGGCAGTCCGCGAGACGATGGTCAAGACCTACGAGGACAACGATGTAATCGCTGACTTCTACGAACAGTTTGCTGACCAGCTGCATGAGTCTCAACTGGACAAGATGCCTGCGGTCCCGGCCAAAGGTGACCTGAATCTGCGCGATATCTTAGAGTCTGACTTTGCGTTTGCGTAAGGTCTCAGGCAATTAGGGCACACTATAGGGAACCTTCGAATGACCGAGGGTTCCATTACTTAAAGTCTTAACTTAAAAGAATACTTAAAGAGGCACACCATGACTTACTCACTCGTTGTAACTATCTTGTTAATCATCATCACAGCACTCTTCCTAATCTCTATGCGTAATTCACTACGCGATGAGGAGCGTTTGGAACGCAAGGTCCAAGAGGCCAACTCTGCGACTAGCAGGCAGATATGTAAGGTCCTAAGCCTGGCCGACAAGGCCGACTCCCTAAGTAAACAGGTGCACTACTTAGAGGGCGAGCTTGAGAGCGAGAAACAGAAGGTGCGAGATGTGAACGAACTCCGAGCTCACCAACGTGACCGCATGAAGTTCCTCCGCAAGTCCTTGAAGGAAGCACAAGACGAGCTGATGATGGTCTCCGACCTGATTCACGTTAAGTTCACCGCCGTGTTGCCGGATGGTACTCACTCTAAGACGCTCTTTAAGTTAGGACTTGGACCGTGTGGTCTGCACGTTAAGTCCCTCCGCTGGACCGAGCTGGATGACCGCTATCTGATAGACCAGCTGTGCACCAACGGTGAGCGCAAGCAGTTCGTCTACTACAAGAGCGAAGTAGTAGGGAGCATCGAGTTCCGCCACGGCAAGCTGTAATTAGGACCCACTATCAGGAACATACTCAAGGTCATCACGTTTGGTGGCCTTCATGAATGTCCCTTACTATCACAATCAGGAGCACACCATGTATCAGAACACAATCAACTTTGAGCGCACCCGTGAACGTCAGCAGATCGAGGGTTACATCCCTAAGGGCCGCAAGCTGAACAAGACAAAGCGCGGTGGTGGCGTGAAGGGTTCCTTCCGTAACGCGAAGGGTGACAGTGTTGTTAACCAAGAGAAATACTTCGTAGGAGCGTAACAAATGGCCATACAATCTAAGTACCTATTTGACGGCAGCACAGCCCAATGGTCACGGTTGGGAGCCACCGAGCGTAGACTGCTGGACGAGACGATGTTAAGGGTGGTCATGGCGTACCACACGTGGAACCATACAGTCTCGCTTCCAGTGTATGAACCGAGAGGGGAACTTCTGGTATCAAAATCTTTCAGCCGCTGGTCGATTGACTCAGCGTCAGACTGGCTGGCAAAACTCACCGCAGACTACGCAAGCTGGAAGTAATTAGGACACACTATAGGCAGACTCAAGGTCATCGACATTCGGTGGCCTTTATGATTGCTTATTGCACACTAAATGAACACTACACTTAGGAGACATCATCATGATGAACATCAAGACCAACCCCTTTAAGGCCGTATCATTCGTCCGGTCTGCTATCGAGAAGGCACTGGAAACATCCGGCTACCTCATCGCAGACACTAAGCACGATGGCGTACGCGGGAACATTTGCGTAGACAATACGGCCAACGCAGCGTGGCTCAGCCGGGTCTCTAAGACCATTCCGGCACTTGAGCATCTCAACGGTTTCGACCAGCGGTGGCATAAGTTACTGAAAGATGACCGCTGGATTTTCCCTGATGGCTTTATGCTTGATGGTGAACTCATGGTAAAAGGCGTGGACTTCAACACCGGTTCTGGCCTACTGCGAACCAAGTGGCTCAAGAAGGGCAACATGCAGTTTGACGTTGGCGGTCCATATGAACAATGGGAGCCGGACATGAAGGGTGAGCCTTTCGCACTCCACCCGAATCACCTCAAAGTTGTCCTCTACGACATCATTCCGCTTGACATTATCGAGTCCGGTGATGACTACAACGTGATGACCCTCCTGCGCCTTGAGCACGTCAAGGTTACCTTACCAGTCCTGCAAGACCACTTCCCTGAAGTCGAGTGGTGCCTCTCGGAGTCCCATGAAGTTTACGACATGGACGAACTCGAAGCGCTGTACCGACAGAAACGAGAAGAAGGTCACGAAGGTCTGGTGGTCAAGGACCCTCAGGGCATCTACAAGCGTGGTAAGAAGTCCGGCTGGTGGAAGATGAAGCCAGAGAATGAAGCTGACGGTGTAGTTGTGGGACTCAACTGGGGAACTCCCGGCCTTGCCAATGAGGGTAAGGTTATTGGCTTCGAGGTTCTCCTTGAGTCTGGCCGGGTCGTGTCCGCTAACAACATCTCGCAGGCGTTCATAAAAGAGTTTACAAAGAAAGTCGCTGAGGCGAACTTTGAAGACTACGGTGACTGGTGCACGACCGACTCGTCAGATATGGAAAGACGGTGCAAGGTCAACCCATACCACGGCTGGGCGTGCCAAATCAAGTACATGGAGGAAACTCCAGATGGATCACTGCGTCACCCGTCGTTCGACAAATGGCGTGGCACTGAGGCTGACCCAACGGAGAAAATGTGATGACACCTTTAGAAATAACCCTCACTTGCATTCTTGTGTTTATATTCGGTACGGTCGTTGGCTTCTATGGTGCCTGCGACTAATTAGGACCCACTATAGGAGACACCAAATGTCTATCAACCTGATTCTAATCATCGTGTTCATCCTCGCGGCTATCGTGTGGTCGATGAACGACGAGCCACCAAAAGGGGGCATAAACCATGCGCTTACATTTCAATAAATCCAACGGTATCTTCTCGGTTCGCCGTGGAGACCGCAGCACTGTAGCAGCCACTGAGCGCCACGGTAAGATTCCACGCATCGGCGACACCTTCGAGCTGGCACCTAGCGTGCACATCTTGGTTACTCGCGGTCTCTACGAATTGGCTCAGACTAAGAGCCGTCCTTTCGTACCCGTTGTGGTAACCAAGTGGCCACGTCTGCGCCTGTTCTGGGAGCGCTTCAAGGAGGTGTTCGATGACGGCCAAGAGTAACTTAGCAGTTAATGGTCACGAGATTTACTGCGCATCCCTGCACGGACCTTCTCACTGCAACTGCTCGCTACGCGGGCGGATGGAATCCATCGTAAAGGATGACGGTGTGAAGCAGCCGAGCCACTACCAACTGTTCGAAGGCGTGGAGGCTATCGAGGTGATTGCGCGCAGTATGACCCAAGAGATGTTCAAAGGGTACTGCCTCGGGAACATCCTCAAGTACCGCCTGCGGGCAGGTAAGAAGTCCGAGCTGGCTACCTTAGAGAAAGACATGGCGAAGGCCACTTTCTATCTGGAGCTGTACACCAAGCACAAGGGTCTGTGTTATGACGCCAAGTGAGTGGGCAAGAAAGATGTACGAGAAGACGCTCGACCCTGCGTACATCACCCTGTATAACATGTGGAAGGAGCGAGAAGATGCAAAAGTTCGTCGTAACGGTCGAGACAGCTAACGCATCGTACGAACTCCCGGTACACGCTGGGTCTCTTGAGGAGGCCCTCGAAGTTGCCGAGGCGGAGTACGAAGAGTTAGGCCAAGTGACTAGGGTACGCCCGGATATTACTTTCGGGTTCGACCTGTAGTCATTAGGACACACTATAGGGACACAGGCTGTCCCTCTTTCTGTTATAAACCAAAGGAGATTCATCATGGCATTCGCTAAGAAGAAAATTTACACCACTAAGATTGGCACCTGTGAGCCTTACGCTTACTTCAACAAGCCGGACTATGGCGGTGAGGGTTTTGAGAACCCACGCGGTACCTACAAAGGTTCCGTAACGTTCAAGAACGAAGACTGTCAGGACCTCGTGGACCTCATCGTGAAGACCCACGAAGAGAACTACGCTGAGCGTCTGGAAGCGTACGAAGCGAACCCGCCGAAGGTTCAGAAGGGTAAGAAGCCGCTGAAGCCGTACGAAGGTGATATGCCTTTCTATGACAACGGCGACGGTACCACCACGTTTAACTTCAAGTGCTACGGTTCGTACGAAGACAAGAAGACTGGCGAGACCAAGAAGATTGTTCTGGGCGTTGTTGACGCTAAGGGCAAGCGCATTCAGGACGTACCGATTATCGGTGGCGGCTCCAAGGTCAAGATTCGCTTCTCTCTGGTACCGTACGGCTGGTCTGCGGTAGCTGGTGCTTCCGTCAAGCTGCAACTCGAAGGCGTCATGCTGGTCGAACTGGCTACCTTTGGTGGTGGCGAAGACGACTGGGCTGACGAAGCCGTAGAAGGCGGTTACGAAGCGGACGAATCTCGCAGCCGTAAACCTCAGGAAGACCCGGAAGACTGGTCTGGTGAGGAAGAGGACGAGGGTGAAGCCGAAGAAGACGATGACTTCTAATGGCGGGCTATGGGGCCAAAGGGATTCGGAAGGTGGGTGCCTTCCGGTCTGGCCTTGAGGACAAGGTGTCCAAGCAGTTAGAATCAAAGGGCGTCACGTTCGATTACGAATTGTGGCGCATCCCTTACGTTATTCCTGCGAGTGACCACCTTTACACTCCAGACTTCTTGCTACCCAACGGTATCTTCGTGGAGACTAAGGGTCTCTGGGAAGCCGAGGACCGCAAGAAGCACCTACTGATTCGTGAGCAGCACCCGGAGTTAGACATCCGGTTAGTGTTCTCTTCGAGTCGCACCAAGATTTACAAAGGTTCGCCCACCAGTTACGCTGAGTGGTGCGAGAAGCATAACATCTTGTTTGCCGACAAATTGATTCCCGTAGACTGGCTGAAGGAGCCGAAGCGTGATGTACCGTTCGGCAAGTTCAAGCAGAAGAAAGGAGCAAAGTAAGTATGGCCAAGGTTCAATTCACTAAGCGCAAGGAGACATCTCAGATTTTCGTTCACTGTTCCGCCACCAAGGCAACCATGGACGTAGGTGTCCGTGAGATTCGCCAGTGGCACAAAGAGCAGGGCTGGTTGGATGTAGGTTATCACTTCATCATCCGTCGTGACGGCACCGTAGAGGCTGGTCGAGACCAAGACGCCGTAGGTTCCCACGTCAAGGGGTACAACTCGACTTCTGTCGGTGTGTGTCTGGTGGGCGGTATCGACGCCAAGGGTAACCCTGAGGCAAACTTCACACCTCAGCAGATGAGCGCACTGAAGGGATTGCTGCACGAGCTTAAGGGGACCTACCCCAAGGCTGTCATTATGGCACACCATGATGTAGCGCCGAAGGCTTGTCCTAGCTTCGACCTACAGCGGTGGGTGAGGACTGGCGAACTGGTCACTTCTGACCGTGGGTAAACATTAGGACACACTACAGGGAGACAATTACGTTTCCCTGTTGTAGCTTGAGGAGATTACTTTATGAGCAACTTAAAAGACTTCGACATAATCCCGTTGTTGGCGTACGGTGTACTCGGCCTGTGGGGTGTTAGCTTCCTCATCGCATTCTTCATGTCGTGTGTCGACGGGACGGCTTTATGAGTTACGGAGACTCTCAAGAGGACGGTCAGGAGAGTATCTTCCTGTTCCACGCTCCGTGCGAAAACTGTGGTTCTTCTGATGGTAACTCAGTGTATTCTGATTCTCATGAGTTTTGCTTCGTGTGTCAGCACCGAGTTCCCGGCTCAGAGGAACGTACCGAAAAGTTATCATCGAGAAGACCCAAAGGAGGGAATTACGGGATGAATACACAAGGTTCAGGCTTATTGGTATTCGGCGAGAGTGACGGTCGGTACACTGACCTGACCGCTCGTGGTATCTCAAAGGCGACATGCCAGAAGGCTGGCTATTGGGTTGCCAAGGTCAGAGGGACCGCCTATCAGGTGGCCGACTATCGTGACCAGAATGGCTCCATCGTCTCCCAGAAGCTGAGGGACAAGGAGAAGAACTTCTCTACCCGAGGGTCCCACAAAGGGGACGCACTGTTTGGTAAGCACCTATGGAACGGTGGCAAGAAGATTGTCATCACCGAGGGTGAAATCGACATGTTGACCGTGATGCAACTTCAGGATTGTAAGTGGCCTGTGGTTTCTCTCGGTCACGGTGCGTCAGCCGCTAAGAAAACTTGTAGTGCAAACTACGAGTATTTCGATAGCTTCGACCAGATTATCCTGATGTTCGACATGGATGAGCCGGGTCGTGCAGCTGTAGAGGAAGCCGCTCAGGTTCTCCCTCCCGGTAAGGTCCACGTGGCCGTGCTGACCGAGAAGGACGCCAACGAGTGTTTACTCAAAGGCAAAGGCAAGGAGGTTCTCGACCAGATATGGAACGCCGCACCGTGGGTACCTGATGGTGTCATCGGCGCGATGTCCATGAAGGACCGAGTGCGTGAGGCCATGACCAGCGAACAGAGCGTAGGATACCTTTTCTCGGGATGTCCGGGACTGAATGACCGAACCTTGGGTGCACGTGGTGGCGAAGTCATCATGGTCACTTCTGGGTCAGGAATGGGTAAGTCTACGTTCGTTCGCCAGCAGGCCCTAGGGTTCGCCAGAGGGCAGGGGCTGAGGGTAGGCATGGCGATGCTTGAGGAGTCCGTAGAGGAGACCATGGAGGATGTCCTAGGGATTGCTAACGGCATCCGCTTAAGGCAGCAACCTCGGGAGTTCAAGCAGAAGCTGATAGAAGACGGTACGTATGACAAATGGTTCGATGAACTGTATGGCACCGACCAGTTCCATCTCTATGACTCCTTTGCGGAAGCTGAGGTGGATCGCCTGCTGGCCAAGCTGCACTACATGCGCACAGGACTGAACTGTGACGTAATCATTCTGGACCACATCTCAATCGTAGTGTCAGCCTCGGAGGAGTCCGATGAGCGCAAGATGATTGACCGACTCATGACCAAGCTGAAAGGGTTCGCTAAGTCAACCGGAGTGGTACTTATTGTTATTTGCCACCTGAAGAACCCGGAGAAAGGTAAAGCTCATGAAGAAGGACGTGCTGTTTCCATTACCGACCTGCGTGGGTCTGGGTCTCTGCGCCAGCTCTCTGATACTATCATTGCCCTTGAGCGCAATCAGCAAGGGGATATGCCTAATCTTGTCCTCCTTCGTATTCTCAAGTGTCGCTTTAATGGTATTGGCGTTGGCATTGCGGGGTACATGGAGTACAACGAAAAGACAGGACTCCTCGAACCGTCTAGCTACACTGGCGGAGAAGGAGAGGGAGATACTGGCTGGGAAGGCCACGAAGAAGACGACTACTAGTCATGACGAGTGGTGCTCCTGTGAGCACTGCTGTCCAACACTCGAAGCATTCCGTATGAGAATGTACAGAGACTTTAACCATAAATAGGAGAACCGTCATGTTTAAACTTATCGAAACTTTAGGCCGCCTGGTCATCGCGCTGTACATCCGTGAAGCCAAGGCACTGGACAAAGCGTCCAAGGTGGAAGCGAAAGCAGCCGCTAAGCTGGCTAAAGCAGCCGACAAGGCACGTCAGGCATCTCTGGATGCAACCGCAGAGGCAGCTAAAGTTGTCGCTAAAGCTCAGAAACTTAAGGAGTTCTTCTAATGACTACCAAAGTTAAATTCCCCGGCAACACCATCCAGCTGTCCGACACTGTAGACCAGTGGGGTCGCAAGGTTCACATCAACGTCCGCAACGACAAGGTGACTCTGGTCTACCGTTGGAAGGCTAAGAGCGATAACCGTGCGCACACTCAGCGTGTGACCCTCGACGACACACAGGCAGCTCGCTTACTGGCATCCGTGGCCGTGGCCGCAACTGTAGCTGTAGGCGAGGACAAGGTGCGTGAGGCCATCCTGAGCAAAGAGGTAGGCTCAACGGCGACCCGACTGGCCGAAGCGTCAGAAGCTAAGTGATAAACTCAAGGTCATTACTATATGTAGTGGCCTTTATGGTTATCATACACAACATATTGAGAGGACATTACCATGCGTAAACCTGAAGAGATTCGTAAAGAGATTGAAGCGCTGAACAAAGAGCTGGCTGAGGCCGAGACCTATGAAGCCAAGCGTGACGCTGCTGTTCACATTCTGGAGAACTTAGGGTGGACCCATAGTGGCCACAAGGGCTGGCAGAAGCCTGCACCAAAGTGGAGCGACTATAAGGCTCCCCTGAAGGCTGGTGAGCTGGCAACTTGGGACGACAAGGTTCTTGGCGGAATAGTGTACATACGCAGTGTGGGCGATAAGTACGCTCAGGTGTCCCACGTTCGTGGTGTTAGTAGACTGGGAGCTGACGTACTGAACAATAGCTTTCCTGTCGAGAAGAGCAAGTTAACCGTGCGTCCACGTGAGTATTTCATTGGGCGTCGATAAGTAACAGGAGACCACTATGTTAGTAACCGATATCGAGGCTAACAACCTCTTAGAGAAAGTCACTCAGTTCCACTGTGGGGTCATTTATGACTACAGCACGGACGAGTACGTATCGTATCGACCTTGGGACTTCTCAGCGTATCTCGATGCGTTAGAAGCTGAGGTGGCTCGTGGTGGTCTCATCGTATTCCACAACGGTCACAAGTACGATGCCCCAGTGTTGACCAAGCTGGCAAAGCTCCAGTTAAACCGTGAGTTCCACCTGCCACGTGAGAACGTAGTGGACACGTTGGTACTTAGTCGTTTGCTGTATGCGAACATCAAGGACTCCGACATGGCCCTGCTGCGTTCCGGTAAGTTACCCGGTAAGCGCTTCGGGTCTCACGCTCTGGAGGCGTGGGGTTACCGCTTAGGCGAGATGAAAGGTGAGTACAAGGACGACTTCAAGAAACTCCTTGAGGAACAGGGGGAGGACTATGTGGACGGTGCTGAGTGGATTAGCTTCAACGAGCCGATGATGGACTATAACGTTCAGGACGTTGTGGTGACCAAGGCTCTCCTTGAGAAGCTGCTGAGCGACAAGCACTACTTCCCAGCTGGTATAGACTTCACCGATGTAGGCGAGACAACATTCTGGTCGGAGTCCTGTGAGGCCGTCTGGTTGGAACACCGGGCCGCATGGTTGCTCGCTAAGCAGGAGCGTAACGGCTTCCCGTTTGACACCAAGGCCATTGAGGAACTTTACGTTGAACTCGCTGGTCGTCGCTCTGAACTCCTTCAGACACTTACCGATACTTTCGGTACTTGGTATCAACCTAAGGGAGGCACTGAGTTATTCCTACATCCCCGCACTGGTAAGCCTCTGGGTAAATACCCGAGAGTGAAGTACCCGAAGCAAGGTGCCATCTACAAGAAACCCAAGAACAAAGCTCAGCGTGAGGGTCGTGAACCCTGCGAGCTGGACACTCGGGATTATGTAGAGGGCGCTCCGTACACACCAGTAGAGCACGTTGTGTTCAACCCAAGTAGCCGAGACCACATTGCGCTCAAGCTGAAGGAAGCCGGATGGGTGCCGACAGAGTTCACCGACAAGGGTGCACCTAAGGTAGACGACGAGGTCCTTGAGCATGTACGTGTGGAGGACCCTGAGAAGCAGAAGTGCATCGACCTCATTAAAGAGTACCTGATGATACAGAAGCGCATCGGTCAGGCGGCTGAGGGTGACAAGGCGTGGCTACGTTACGTTCAAGAGGATGGTAAAATCCATGGAAGTGTTAACCCTAACGGTGCAGTTACAGGGCGAGCAACGCATAGCTTCCCTAACCTTGGTCAAGTTCCGGGCGTTCGTTCGCCGTATGGTGAGCCTTGTCGAGCAGCGTTCGGCGCAGAGCATCACTTGGACGGACTTACCGGAAAGCCTTGGGTTCAAGCAGGCATCGACGCCAGCGGACTCGAACTCCGTTGTCTGGCACACTTCATGTCTAAGTACGACGGCGGGGCATATGCTGATGTCATTCTCAACGGTGATATCCACACAGTCAACCAAACGGCGGCTGAGTTGCCAACACGTGATAACGCCAAGACATTCATCTACGGTTTCCTCTATGGTGCTGGAGACGAAAAGATTGGACAGATTGTGGGAGCAGGTAAGGAACGCGGAAAGGAACTCAAGAAGAAATTCCTTGAGAACACCCCGGCAATCGCAGCGTTGCGTGAAGGAATCCAGCAGACCCTCGTCGAGTCATCCCGATGGGTTGCCGGAGAGCAGAAAGTCAAGTGGAAACGACGCTGGATTAAGGGACTGGATGGAAGAAAGGTACACGTTCGGTCACCACATGCCGCGCTCAACACGTTGCTTCAGTCAGCGGGTGCACTCATTTGTAAGTTGTGGATTATCGAGACTGAAGAGTTACTTCTCAAAGCGGGCTTGAAGCACAGCTGGGATGGTGACTTTGCGTACATGGCATGGATTCATGACGAAATTCAGGTAGCCTGTCGCACTTCCGAGATTGCACAAACAGTCATTAACATAGCGCAGCAAGCAATGCGCAACGTTGGGGACCACTTCAAGTTTCGCTGCCGTTTAGACACTGAAGGTAAGATGGGACCAAACTGGAAAGAATGTCACTAAGGAGGATTTATGGGAGGCGCAGCAACCTTAAGGTTCCACACAATGCCTACCAGGTGTATCGTCTGCGTTTCCCATAAGCGGAATCATGACGGGTACTTTCGGTATTCAATAGGCTCGCACCACAAGGGTACAAAGTTTGCTTTCATGTTTCACCGCTGGGTCTGGGAGCAACACAGAGGACCAATACCTGAAGGTTACGAGATAGACCACCTGTGCTTAAACCGTGGGTGCTGTAATATAGAACACCTACAGTGCATCGCGGGTACAGAGCACACAATCAAGACTAACCGCGAGCGTAAGCTCGTCAAGTAACAGGAGATTTATCATGGCTATTACCAAGCGTTTTAAAGTGACCTTTGAGGTTACCAGCGTCATTGACAGCGAGTCTGAGAAGAACCTGAGCGAGACCGTTCTGCGTATCGCGCAGATGGTTTCCAAGGGCCAGAAGGTTGACAACTTCAAGCTGGGTTTACTTGAGGCCGCACTCACTGGTGGACCAGACGCAGCGGCTGCATATTGTATCCGACACGGTCTGCGCTCAATGGTCAAAGAGGCCCGTGACTACCTTTCGTTTAACGAGAAGAAACTTATGCGCTTCTCTCCGGCTATCGTGAGGGTGACCAAGTGAGTGAATATCTCAAAGTTCTGGCGGCCCTCAAGGGCTGCCCTAAGTCCTTCCAGTCGAACTACGTGCGCAACAACGCTGCGTTAGTCGCTGAGGCTGCGAGCCGTGGTCACATTTCGTGTCTGACCATGAGTGGTCGCAACGGTGGCGCTTGGGAAATTACCAGTGCCGGAGTGAAATTCCTTAAGACCCATGGAGGTTGTTTATGAGTAATGTAACGATTCGCGAATCTCGCCTGAAATACTTAGAGAGTCGGGACGAAATCCTGAGCGCTCTTGAGGCAGGCGGCGTAGATAACTGGGAGTGGTACTCAGAGTCGTTGCAGGAAGCAGGGCTTCTTGAGGATGAGGAGGAGGAAGACGATGAGTAAGCACACATTGTTATCCTTCAGTGACTACCGGGCAACCCAGAAGATTGCCAAAGGCGTCCTTGTGATGGATGGTGACTGGCTGGTGTTCCAAGCCATGAGCGCCGCTGAGTTTGATGCCTCGTGGGAGGAGGAGATTTGGCACCGCTGCTGTGACCACGCCAAGGCCCGCGAGATTCTGGAGAACTCCATCGAGTCCTACAAGGGCCGCAAGAAGGCGTGGAAGAATGCAGACGTTGTCCTAGCGTTCACCGACCGTGTCAACTGGCGCAAGCTGCTGGTGGACCCAACGTACAAAGAGAACCGCGCAGTCGTTAAGAAGCCTGTCGGTTACTTCGAGTTCCTTGAGTACGTCTTTGCGACCTACACGTGCGTCCTTGAGCCTCAGCTCGAAGGCGATGACGTGATGGGTATCATTGGGTCTAACCCTCTAGTGTACAACTACGAGAAGGCCGTGCTGGTCTCCTGTGACAAGGACTTTAAGACCATCCCGGATTGTGACTTCCTGTGGTGCACCACTGGTAACATCCTCGTTCAGACTCAGGAGACTGCCGACTACTGGCACCTCTTCCAGACTATCAAGGGCGACATCACCGATGGTTACGGTGGGATTCCCGGATGGGGTGATACCGCTGAGGACTTCCTAAAGGAACCCTTCATCGTGGAGCCTGTAACGTCCGTACTGAAGTCCGGTAAGAACAAGGGCCAAGAGGTAACCAAATGGGTGAAACGCGCCCCTGAGCCGGGAGAGACGCTCTGGGACTGCATTAAGTCCATTGGTGCTAAAGCAGGGATGACCGAAGAGGAAGTAATCAAGCAGGGCCAGATGGCTCGCATCCTCCGTTCTGATGAGTACAACATCGAGACTGGGGAGATTACTCTATGGCAACCGGGCAGCTGATTCTCATCGTACTGACCATGGGCTTAGTCGCTCGTGGTCTCTGGATGTTGGCCTTGATTATCAAGCAGATAGTCGAGCATAAAGAAGAGTGATAAACTCATGGGCACAATTAGGTCCCACTATAGGGAAGTGCCCATTATGATTATTACTTAAAGATTACTTAAAGAGGAGACTCAAATGTTAAAACCTATAGAGCACATCCTTAACAATCCTAATGACCTTCCTGACGTACCGCGAGCTGTCAAGGAGTACCTACAGTCTCGCTTCAATGCTGACTTCCTGTATCAGTCAGAGGTCCGTAAGCTGCGTGAGGCTGGTCACAGCGAGGAGTTCATCTCCGGTGTACTGTATGGCCACTACATGGCTTCTCGTGTCCTTGACGAGATGGAGGGCCGTCAGCGTGCACTCAAAGAAGGAGATTGATTATGTGTTTCTCACCTAAGATGAAAGCACCTAAGGTCGACACAACGACTGTCCCTGAGCCAGCACCACTAACTGAGGAACCCAAGGGTATCCAGTACGGTGGCGGCGAAGACTCAAACAGCACCACTCCTGAGGTGTCAGGTCGTAAGTCACTCAAGGTGGCCAAAACGACCGAGCCTACAGGGCCAGTCAGTAAAATCCGCAAGTCAGCTTTAGGAGGCTAACATGGGACTGTTCAAGAAAATCAAGAAGGCTATCTCCAAGGTAGTCAAAGCACCACTTAAGGCTGTAGGTCTTGCAGCAGATGCACCTAACGTGCAGACAGCCGCTGAGACACCTGTGGCAGCACCTCAGGAAGCACCGAAAGAGGTCGTGGAGGACGTTGAATCTTCAGCAGACACCGAGTCGGGCAAGAAGAAAACTCGTGCGTCCGGTAAGAAGTCCCTCTCAGTTTCCCGCAGCTCAGGCGGTGGGATTAACTTATGATTGGTTACGGGGAGGGCTAACAAATGGCAGAAGTTAAACTCGAAGGCTTCGCAGAGGAAGGAGCCAAGGCGGTGTATGACCGTCTGAAGAACGACCGACAGCCCTACGAGACACGAGCAGAGTCCTGTGCACAGTACACGATTCCCTCGCTGTTCCCTAAGGACTCCGATAACTCCTCAACCGATTACACGACTCCGTGGCAATCCGTAGGTGCTCGCGGCCTGAACAACCTAGCGTCCAAGCTGATGCTGGCCCTGTTCCCGATGCAGTCATGGATGAAGTTGACCATTAGTGAATACGAAGCGAAGAACCTTCTGGGTGACGCCGAGGGTCTCGCTAAGGTCGATGAGGGCCTCTCAATGGTAGAGCGCATCATCATGAACTACATCGAGTCCAACAGTTACCGAGTGACGCTCTTTGAGTGCTTGAAGCAACTGTGTGTGGCCGGGAACGCGCTGCTGTACTTACCGGAGCCTGAGGGTTACACCCCGATGAAGCTCTATCGTCTGAACTCGTATGTGGTCCAGCGAGACGCTTTCGGTAACGTACTTCAGATTGTCACTCTCGACAAGATTGCGTTCAACGCTCTCCCTGAGGATGTCCGCAGCCAAGTGGAAGCAGCCCAAGGTGAGCAGAAGGAAGACGCTGAGATTGACGTCTACACCCACGTGTACCTGAACGAAGCCGGGGATGGCTACTCGAAGTACGAAGAGGTTGCCGAAGCGGTAGTACCAGGCAGCGAGGCTGAATACCCGCTCGAAGAGTGTCCGTACATTCCGGTCCGTATGGTCCGCATCGACGGTGAATCCTATGGTCGTTCCTACGTGGAAGAGTATCTGGGTGACCTCAAGTCCCTAGAGAACCTCCAAGAGTCTATCGTGAAGATGGCCATGATTACCGCTAAGGTTATCGGTCTGGTAGACCCGGCAGGTATCACTCAGGTCCGACGACTCACGGCAGCACAGTCTGGTGCGTTCGTACCGGGTCGTAAGCAGGACATTGAGTTCCTCCAGCTGGAGAAGTCTGGTGACTTTACCGTAGCGAAGAACGTAAGCGACACCATTGAGGCTCGCCTCTCGTATGCCTTTATGCTCAACAGTGCGGTACAACGTACAGGTGAGCGAGTCACAGCTGAAGAGATTCGGTATGTGGCGTCAGAGCTGGAAGATACCCTAGGCGGTGTCTACTCGATTCTCTCGCAGGAACTCCAGCTGCCTCTGGTAAGAGTGCTCTTGAAGCAACTACAAGCCACGCAGCAAATCCCGGAGTTACCTAAAGAGGCCGTCGAGCCAACTATCAGCACTGGCCTTGAGGCTATCGGACGTGGTCAGGACCTTGACAAGCTGGAGCGGTGTATTTCCGCATGGTCAGCCCTTAAGGCCCTCGAGGGTGATGACGACCTCAACTTGGCTAACCTCAAGTTACGCATCGCCAACGCTATCGGACTCGACACCGCTGGTATGTTACTCACTCAGGAGCAGAAGAACGCCCTCATGGCGCAGCAAGGCGCTCAGATTGCTACACAGCAAGGTGCCGCAGCATTGGGCCAGGGGATGGCCGCACAGGCTACTTCAAGTCCCGAAGCGATGGCTGCAGCGGCTGATTCAGTAGGTATGCAACCGGGAATGTAATTAGGGCACACTATAGGGAGACACATCCAGATTGAATGAGGTCTGGTCAGAAGGTTCGAGTCCTTCGTGTTTCCCTCTTAGTCTTAACTTTAAGGAGATTGAAATGGCTGGCGAATCTAATGCAGACGTATACGCATCCTTCGGTGTTAACAGTGCTGTACTGACTGGTAGCACACCTGAGGAGCACCAAGAAAACATGTTGGCTCTTGATGTTGCTGCCCGTGATGGCGATGATGCAATCGAGCTGAACACCAACAGTGATGACCCGTATGGTTCCGATGTGGACCCGTTCGGTGACCCCGAAGAGGGCCGTATGCAGGTCCGTATCTCCGCTGATGGTTCAGACGAACAGGAAGGCGAAGAGGGTCAGGGTGATGAAGAACAGCAGGGCGATGAAGAGAGTCAGCCGGAGGAAGTAACCTACGTTGGTGAACCTGAAGAGTTCAAACCGATTGGTGAAACTCCGGCTGACATCAACGAAGCCTCTCAGCAGCTGGAAGAACACGAAGCTGGCTTTAACGACATGGTTGCTACTGCAATCGAACGTGGTCTCTCACAGGATGCTGTGACCCGTATTCAGCAGGAGTACCAGAACGAAGACCGCTTGTCCGATGAGTCCTACAAAGAGTTGGCCGAGGCTGGCTACAGTAAGGCGTTCGTCGACGCGTACATTCGTGGTCAGGAAGCTCTGGTAAACCAGTACGTAGAGAAAGTGATGGACTTCGTGGGTGGCCGTGAGCGCTTCCAACAGGTCTATACCCACATGCAGACCAATAACCCTGAGGGTGCCGAGGCGCTCATCAAGGCTTTTGAGTCTCGTGATGTGGCCACCATGAAGACGATTCTGAACCTAGCGGGACAGTCTCGTGATAAAACCTTTGGTAAGAAAGCTGAGCGCTCTATTGCCGAGCGTGCAACCCCAGCGAAACCTGTGGCCCGTAAGGCTGAAGGCTTCGAGTCTCAGGCTGAGATGATTAAAGCGATGTCCGACCCACGCTACCGCACAGACTCTAAGTATCGTCGTGAGGTGGAACAGAAGGTTATCGACTCTAAGTTTTAATTAGGGCCCACTATAGGGAGAGATGGAATCCACAGTTTGGCGGTCACCAGTTCGGGTAATTCTGATTGGGCATCGGGCTGCCGTGGTTTGGCTGTGGAGTGCCCTTCGAGTTACACAATGAGTATCACCTCGTTTCAAGTAGTACCTCAATAGCTTGGCAACGATAGGCCCGTCTGGTCAGCGTAATGACTAATTCTATTCGTAAACAACATAAGGAGATTCAACATGGCTAACATGCAAGGTGGACAGCAGCTCGGTACTAACCAAGGTAAAGATCAATCCGCAGCAGACAAGCTGGCGCTATTCCTGAAAGTATTCGGCGGTGAAGTCCTGACCGCATTCGCTCGTACCTCTGTGACCACCAACCGTCACATGCAGCGTCAAATCAGCTCCGGTAAGTCCGCACAGTTCCCTGTGATTGGTCGCACCAAGGCTGCTTACCTGCAACCGGGCGAGTCTCTGGATGACAAACGTAAAGACATCAAGCACACCGAGAAGACAATTAACATTGATGGCCTGCTGACTGCGGACGTGCTGATTTACGACATCGAAGACGCGATGAACCACTATGACGTGCGCTCCGAGTACACCTCTCAGATTGGTGAATCTCTGGCGATGGCGGCGGATGGTGCAGTTCTGGCAGAGCTGGCTGGTCTGGTTAACCTCGCGGATCCCGTCAACGAGAACATCGCTGGTCTGGGCAAACCGTCCCTGCTGGAAGTTGGCGATAAGGCTGACCTGACCGACCCGGTTAAACTGGGCCAAGCGGTTATCGCACAGCTGACCATTGCTCGCGCGGCTCTGACCAAGAACTACGTTCCGGCTAACGACCGTACGTTCTATACCACCCCGGACGTGTACTCTGCGATTCTGGCGGCTCTGATGCCGAACGCTGCGAACTACGCGGCTCTAATTGACCCTGAGCGTGGTTCTATCCGTAACGTGATGGGCTTCGAAGTCGTCGAGGTTCCGCACCTGACCGCTGGTGGTGGTGGTGACCGCCCGGACGAAGGCGCAGAAGCGACCAACCAGAAGCACGCCTTCCCGGCAACTGGTAAAGTCAACAAGGAGAACGTTGTGGGCCTGTTCCAGCACCGTTCCGCTGTTGGTACCGTCAAGCTGAAAGATCTGGCTCTGGAGCGTGCTCGCCGCGCTGAGTATCAGGCTGACCAGATTATCGCTAAGTACGCGATGGGTCACGGTGGTCTGCGTCCTGAGTCTGCGGGTGCGCTGGTTTTCAAAGCGCCGGCTTAAGAGTAGCAGCCTTTAGTGCAACCGTTGAGAGTGAACCAGAAGAAGTAGCTCTCACGCCTCAGCAGAAGGCCGCAATCACACGTGCACGTAACAAGGCACTTAAGTCGATGGAACAATAAGCCAAACCCCTTGGGGACCACTCATGGTCTCTGAGGGGTTTTTCGTTAGGAGCTTACAATATGAACATGCAAGATGCTTACTTTGGGTCTGCCGCTGAGCTGGATGCTGTCAACGAGATGCTCGCAGCTATCGGTGAATCCCCGGTGACAACCCTTGATGAAGACGGAAACGCAGACGTTGCGAACGCCCGTCGAATCCTCAACAGGATTAACCGCCAGATTCAGTCTAAAGGTTGGGCCTTCAACATCAACGAGTCGGCCACATTGACCCCGGATGCCAGCACTGGACTCATCCCGTTCCGTCCGGCCTACCTGTCCATCCTAGGTGGCCAGTACGTTAACCGTGGTGGTTGGGTGTACGATAAGTCCACAGGGACAGATACCTTCTCTGGGCCAATCACAGTGACCCTGATTACCCTTCAGGATTACGACGAGATGCCTGAGTGTTTCCGCCAGTGGATTGTCACCAAGGCCAGCCGCCAGTTCAACTCTCGGTTCTTTGGCGCAGAGGACGTAGAGAACTCTCTGGCACAGGAAGAGATGGAAGCACGGATGGCGTGCAACGAGTACGAGATGGACTTCGGTCAGTACAACATGCTTGACGGTGACGCATACGTACAGGGTCTCATCGGTCGTTAATCAGAAACTTAAGGAGGACCAAATGGCACTAGTAAGTCAGTCAATAAAAAATCTTAAGGGAGGCATTAGCCAGCAGCCTGAAATCCTACGGTATCCCGAGCAGGGTACACTTCAGGTCAACGGTTGGTCCTCCGAGACTGAGGGTCTCCAGAAGCGACCACCTATGGTGTTCATCAAGTCCCTTGGCCCTCGTGGCTACTTGGGGGAAGACCCATACATCCACCTTATCAACCGTGATGAATACGAGCAGTATTACGCCGTGTTCACAGGGAATGACGTAAGGGTGTTCGACCTGTCTGGCTATGAGTATCAGGTCAGAGGCGACCGCTCATATGTGACAGTCAATAACCCTAAGGACAACTTGCGGATGGTCACCGTGGCCGACTACACGTTCATCGTGAACCGCACCAGACAGGTCCGGGAGAACCAGAACATGACCAACGGTGGAACCTTCCGAGATAACGTCGACGCCCTCATTAACGTTCGTGGTGGTCAGTATGGTCGTAAGCTCGAAGTGAATATTAATGGTGTATGGGTAAGCCACCAACTCCCTCCGGGTGACAACGCTAAGGATGACCCGCCTAAGGTGGACGCTCAGGCCATCGCTGAGGCCATCGCTACTCTGCTCAGAACAGCACATCCTACGTGGACATTCAACGTGGGAACAGGGTACATCCACTGCATCGCTCCCGCAGATACCACCATTGACATCTTGGAGACAAAGGATGGTTACGCGGACCAGCTGATTAACCCAGTGACCCATTACGTCCAGAGCTTCTCTAAGTTGCCTCTGAACGCCCCAGATGGGTACATGGTGAAGATTGTCGGGGACACATCCAAGACCGCCGACCAGTATTACGTTAAGTACGACAAGAGTCAGAAGGTCTGGAAGGAAACTGTCGGTTGGAACATCTCGGTCGGCCTTGAGTACCACACGATGCCTTGGACACTGGTTCGTGCAGCTGACGGTAACTTTGACCTCGGGTATCACGAGTGGAAGGACCGCCGAGCTGGTGATGATAGTACCAACCCTCAGCCATCCTTTGTGAACTCGACGATAACTGACGTGTTCTTCTTCAGGAACCGCTTAGGGTTCATCTCTGGGGAGAACATTGTGTTGTCCCGTACCAGTAAATACTTCGAGTTCTACCCGCCATCGGTGGCCAACTACACGGACGATGACCCACTGGATGTTGCTGTGAGTCATAACCGAGTGTCGGTCCTGAAGTACGCTGTGAGCTTCGCTGAAGAGCTTCTGCTGTGGTCTGATGAGGCACAGTTCGTGCTGTCGGCAAACGGTGTGTTATCCGCTAAGACTGCACAGCTGGACCTGACCACCCAGTTTGATGTGTCAGACCGTGCACGTCCTTATGGTATCGGCAGGAACATCTACTATGCGTCTCCTCGCAGCTCCTTTACGTCCATCATGCGCTACTACGCGGTACAGGATGTAAGCTCTGTGAAGAACGCAGAGGACATGACGGCCCACGTCCCGAACTACATCCCGAACGGTGTGTATAGCATCAACGGGTCTGGTACTGAGAACTTCGCGTGTGTGCTGACAAAAGGTGCTCCCAGCAAGGTGTTCATCTACAAGTTCCTCTACATGGATGAGGACATTAGGCAGCAGTCGTGGTCCCACTGGGACTTCGGTGATGGTGTGGAGGTGATGGCGGCAAACTGTATCAACTCAACGATGTACCTGCTGATGCGGAACGCCTACAACGTGTGGATAGCTGCTGTGGACTTTAAGAAGGAGTCGACCGACTTCCCGTTCGAGCCTTACAGGTTCCACGTGGACGCCAAGCGGTCGTACCACATCTCAGAGACTGCGTACGACATTGAGACTAACCAGACGGTAGTGAACGTCAAGGATATCTACAGTGCATCATTCTCTAAGGGCACTGTGGCAATCTGCGAGATTGACGGTAAAATCACCGAGTATGAGCCTATGGGCGACTCTTGGGATTCAACCCCAGACATCCGCATTAGCGGTGACATCTCCGGTAAGGATATCGTCATTGGGTTCCTGTATGACTTCCAGTATGTGTTCAGTCGGTTCCTCATTAAGCAGGAGCAGAACGACGGCACAACGTCCACTGAGGACTCTGGTCGTCTACAGCTGCGTAGAGCGTGGGTGAACTACCAGAACACCGGAGCGTTCACTGTGAGTGTCGATAACGGTAGCCGAGAGTTCAGCTATCTGGTCAACGCCAGAGTGGGTTCTACTGGTCTACGTCTGGGACAGAAGGCCACAACTACTGGTCAGTATCGTTTCCCGGTGACTGGTAATGCCATGTATCAGAAGGTGTCCCTGAGTTCCTTCAACGCTTCCCCGGTGTCAATCATTGGGTGCGGCTGGGAGGGTAACTACATGAGACGTGCCAACGGTATTTAACTGAAGGAATCCTTATGGTGTGCTCAATTAGGGCACACTATAGGGAGACCACACTAAGAGGGGGGGACTTAAAGCATGTACATAAGAAACACTGTAAGTAATGACTTCGAGTTATTCACCCCGGCCTACCATGACGTACTTGAGGCACAGGCCATGGGTATAGAACCATCGTTCCCAGCGGTTACTGAGTGTGTCACGTTAGACCACGATGGTTTTCCTTTGGCTATCGGTGGAAACGTTGGAGACCAGTGCTGGCTTGTGACCAGTGATAAGGTTGAGAAGTTAAGCCTTAAAGCCAAGCTCAAGTTCCGTAAGCTGGTGATTGAGTATCGAGACCAAATGCTCGAACGATATGAGTCCTTATGGAATTTTGTTTATATTGAAAATGAGCCACACATTAGGTTCTTAAAGTCCATCGGTGCGGAGTTCCAAGAGGAATACACCTGCGATGGTAAGTTTCAACTATTCATCATTCGGAGGAAATCATGAAGTGCTGCTCTAAGTGTAAAGTGGAGAAACCACGGAGCGAGTTCGGAAAGGACAAGTGTAGACCAGATGGCCTATACCCTCAGTGTCGTGAGTGTAAGAGTAATGCGCACAAAGAGTCCTACCATAAGGTGGCTGCAAAGCGTCTTGAACGGAAGTACGGTATAACCTCAGAACAACGCGCCGAAATGTTTGAGGCTCAGAAGGGCTGCTGCAAGATTTGTGGTAAGCATGAACCGGAGCAACGTAGGGCGCTGGCTGTAGACCATTGCCATACAACTGGTGCCGTTCGTGGTCTATTGTGTGATAACTGCAACCGAGGCATCGGGTACTTTAGGGATAACCATGAGGTACTCAAGGCCGCTATAAAGTATCTAGGAGGATAACCATATGTGTTGGGTAGCAGCTATTCCTATCGCAATGATGGCAGTGCAAGCCATTGGTCAGTCTCGCAGTGAAGCCAAGATGATTGGCCTCCAGAATGACCAGATGCGCCGACAGTCTGCCCAAATGATTAAAGAGTCAAACATTCAGAACGCTAACGCCAGCCTTGAGCAGAAGCAGAAGCTGGAAGAAGCCAGTGCGGACTTAACGGCCAAGAATCTCGATAAGGTTCAGGCCATGGGTACAATCCGTGCAGCAATCGGAGAGGGAAACCTTGAGGGTGCCAGCATGGACCGTATCAGTCGAATCGAGGAGGGTAAGTACATTCGGGAGGCCAACGCGGTCACCGACAACTACCGTCGAGACTATGCGTCACTGTTCGCTCAGCAGCTGGGTAACTCTGAGTCCACTATCGACCAAGTTAAGTCCATGCAGAAAGCTGAGGGCAAAGGTAAGTCTAAGCTGGAACAGGTGCTTGACCCGCTGGCCTTAATGGGTTCGCAGGCAGCGTCCGCATATGCTTCTGGGGCATTCGACAGCAAGTCCACCAAGGCCCCAATCAGTCAGGCCAAAGGCACTAAGGTAGGAGGTAAGTAATGGCTAGTAAATTAGAACAAGCGTTGGGCCAATTACCGCAGGCCGGGTCTACTCGTATCCGTGGCGGCTCAGCGTCCATGCAGTATCGTCCAGTAACCATTCAACAGGAAGGCGTCCGGCAGTCAAACCTAGTGCAGTCCTTGGCGAAGTTTGGGGCAGCAATGGGTGAAGCAGCGGACGTATACGACAAGCGCCAGCGAGATAAAGCCGAGGAGCGGTCCGATGAGATTATCCGTAAGTTGACCCCAGAGCAGCGCCGAGAGGCAATCAAGAACGGGACCCTGCTGTATCAGGACGACCCATACGCTATGGAGGCCCTACGGTTCAAGACTGGCCGTAACGCTGCGTTCCTCATTGATGACGAAGTGGCACAGCGCGTTCAGAACGGTGAGTTCCGTACTCGTGCTGAGATGGAAGAGTACCGCCACAAGCGGTTGACAGAAGGTGCCAATGAGTTCGCTGAACAGTTCATGATTAACCCTGAGGACTCTGAGTTCCAGAGAGGGTTCAACGCGAACATCACCGAGCGTAACATCTCGCTGTACGGTAAGCACGATACGTTCCTGAGCGAGCAAGCCCAGAAGGGTGCCATACTGGCCTCGAAGGTTGAGCTGTCAGGCGTGCTTAAAGACCCACAGGTTCTGGCCCGTCCAGAGTCCGGTGAGTTCTTCCAGCGTTACATCGACAACGCGATTAAGACCGGAAGTATCCCTAGCGACGCTCAAGCCCAGCAGGTCATCATCGGGTCTCTTAACGACGTCATTCAGCGTCCGGGTGCTACCAACTTCCTCCAGAGCCTTGAGGATCGTCCGGTAACCCTTAATGGGAAGACCACGACCTATAAGGAGCTGATGGGAGAGGAGCAATGGAACGCCCTGATGGTCAAGGCCCAGTCGACTCAGTTCGACAATGACGCTAAGTTGTCCGAGGGTTTCCGCCTTGGGATTACCAGCGCGTTGAACCAAGACGATACCAGCAAGGGCTGGGAGATGCTTCAGGGTGCCAAGGCGGAACTTGACCGTCTACAGCCCGGTGAGCAGATGACCCCAGAGCGTGAGCGTTTGATTCAGGCTGAGGAGCAGATGCAGGCCCGTTTCCGTCAGGAGGCCCAGGCAGCAGCCAAAGAGATGGACAAGCGTCAGAAGACCATCAACAAGAATCAGGTCATTGACCAGCAGTTCACTAAGCGTATCAACGGCCAGTATGTGTCCACCAGCTACAAGGACATGCCGACCAACGAGAACACTGGCGAGTTCACTCACAGTGACATGGTGAACTATGCCAACGGTAAGCTGGCCGAGATTGACCAGATGCAGCTCACGGAGCAACAGAAGGACCGCATGAAGCTGAGCTACCTCCGGGCAGACTCAGAGGGTGGAGCCTTCCGTACCGTTGTGGGCCAGATGGTCACCGACGCTGGGTCTGAGTGGTCTGCCGCTGTGATTAACGGTAAGTTACCGGAGGACACCACAGCGTTGAACAAACTGCGCACCATGCGTAACACCGACCCGGACCTATTCGCTGCACTGTACCCGGACAAGGCTGACTTGTTCCTGACGATGGACATGATGGATAAGCAGGGCATTGACCCGCAGATTCTCATCGACGCTGACCGTTCTCGCCGCAGTCTCACCAAGGAGATGCAGTACGAGGATGATAAGGCGTGGGCGTCACTGAAGAACAACTCAGAGTCTCCCGAGCTGTCCCGCATCCCAGCCAGTCTGGATGGTATGGCCCGTAAGATTTACGACAGCGTAAAGTACCGTACAGGCAACAGCGACATGGCGATGCAGCAGACCGACAAGTTCCTCAAGGAATCCACTGTGACCTTCAAAGGCGATGACGTGGATGGTGATACCATTGGCATTATCCCGAAGAACATCTTACAGGTCAGTGATGACCCTAAGAGCTGGGAGCAGGGCCGCGACATCCTCGAAGAAGCCCGTAAGGGAATCATTGCGGCTAACCCTTGGGTGACCAACAAGCAGCTGACGATGTACCAGCAGGGTGACTCTATCTACATGATGGACACCACTGGCACTGTACGCATCCGCTACGACAAGGAGCTACTGACTCGCACCTATCAGGAACAGCAGCAGCGACTGGCCAAGGAAGCCGAAGAGAAGGCACTGAAGGAAGCAACCAAGCGTGCACCTATCTCCGCAGCCACTCAGGCCCGTAAGGCAGCTGGTGAGCGTGTTCGTGCGAAACGTAAAGCCACTCCGAAGTTCATCTATGGAGGTGGCGATGAGTAAACAATAAGGAGACAACATGAGCTACGATAAGTCCAGACCCAGCGACTACGATGGTATCTTCCAGAAGGCAGCAGACTCTCACGGAGTTAGCTATGACCTCCTGCGTAAGTTATCGTTCAACGAATCATCATTTAACCCTAAGGCCGTCTCTAAGACTGGCCCTAAGGGAATCATGCAGTTCACCCGCAACACGGCCCGCTCGATGGGCCTTAACGTGACAGATGGTGACGACGATGGGCGCTACAGCCCAGAGTTAGCCATTGATGCTGGCGCTAAGCTGCTTGCGAGCCTCGTTAAGAAGTACAATGGGGATGAGCTTAAAGCGGCCCTAGCGTACAACCAAGGGGAAGGCCCAGCGGGTGCTCCCCAGCTCCAAGCGTACGACAAGGGCGACTTCGGGTCTATCTCCGAGGAAGGACGCAACTACATGCGCAAGCTGCTGGACGTGGCTAAGAGTCCCAACTCTGGCGCTCTTGAAGCGTTCGGTGGTATCACCCCAAAGGGTAAAGGGATTCCCGCAGAGGATGCCTTCAAGGGCATCGCTAAGGCTGGTAAAGTTGGTACTGAGCTGCCGGAGTCCCATGGGTTCGACGTTGAAGGTGTAGCGCAGGAAGCGCCCAACACGCCATACGCTAAGGACTTCTGGGAGAAGACCGGGACGACTCTCGACGAGTATAATGCTCGGTCCACCTTCTTCGGCTTCGGGGATGCTGCTGAGGCTCAGATTCAGAACTCAACCTTGGGCGTGGCCTTCCGTGCTGCACGTGCTGACGACGGGTACGATGTGTTCAAGGACACGCTGACCCCGACTCGCTGGAACTCATACGTTCCATCCAAGGAGGACTTGCAGAAGCTGCGCGACTCCGGGCTGCCTCCGAGTTACTACGGTGTGGTGACTGGAGGTGATGGTGAGAATTGGGATGCACTCATCAAGCTGGCCAAGGATAACTTCGAGGCTGACCAACGGGCTGCTGAGGCTGGTACTGGGGCGAAGCTCGCTGCTGGTATCGTTGGTGCAGGTGTAGACCCACTCAGTTATGTGCCTCTGGTCGGTGTGGCCGGGAAGGGACTCAAGGTGGTCAATAAGGCCCTGCGAGTAGGCGCACAGGCTGGGGCACTAAGCGTTGCCTCTGAGGGAATCCGTACGTCAGTAGCTGGCGGTGAAGCCCACTACGCTGATGCAGCACTCGGTGGGTTACTGTTCGGTGCTGGCATGTCGGCGCTCAGCGACGCTGTGGCTGCTGGTATCCGTAAGGCTCATGGAGTCGAGTCCGTGAATGAGTTCGCTGGGCCAGCACTGCGCATGGAAGCCCGAGAGACTGCCATCAACACTGGTGGTCACGACACCTCAACACTACCTCCAGAGAACTTCTCGTTCGAGCAGGACCACAGAGGCGTTCCGTTTGCCGACCACCCGACCGAAGAGGGTGCGGCGGTTCTGGCCAATGGTTCCATCCTGAGCGATACCAACCCGCTTAACCCAAGGACTCAACGTGACTTCGCAGAGATTGACCCAGAGCGTGCAGCTCCCGGTATCAAGCTCGGTGGATTCACTGAGATTGGCCTGAAGACCTTAGGGTCCAAGGATGCTGGTGTTCGTGCAATCGCTCAGGACCTCGTGCGCTCTCCAACAGGGATGCAATCAGGGTCTAGTGGTAAGTTCGGTGCGACCGCTTCGGACATCCATGAGCGGCTCCATGCGACTGACCAGCGGATGTATAACCAACTGTATGACGCTGTTGACCGTGCCATGAAGGACCCAGAGTTCTCCGTGGGCGAGCAGAAGATGTCTCGTAGGGCCATCCGTCAGGAAGTCTACAAACGTGCGGCCTTGGCGATTGAGCGTCCAGAGTTACAGGCTGATTTGACCAAAGGTGAACGTGAGGTGATGGACCTGCTGAAAGAGCACTTCGACACCAAGCGTGAGCTGATGGAACAGCCGGGTATCTTCGGTAACGCCAACGCCGTGAGCATCTTCCCCGGTAGTCGACACAAGGGTACATACGTACCTAACGTGTACGACAGGGGCGCTAAGGAGCTGATGACTCAGAAGCTGGGTGGACCAGAGGGACTTCAACAGGCTATCGCTCAGAGCTGGCTCACCAGTTACCGAGTGCGCCCTGAGGTCAAGGCTCGTGTCGACGAGTACCTGATGGAACTCAACGGCTACAAGTCGGTAGACCAAGTGACACCTGAGGTGGTCCAGAAGCACGCTATGGATAAGGCGTACGGTATCAGCCACACTGAGGACTTCACAGCGTCCAGCGTCATTGACGACAACATCACAGGTCTGGTCGGTATCGAGAACAACTCGTTCCTTGAGGCCCGTAACATGTTCGACAGCGACCTCCCGGTTACCTTGCCGGATGGGTCAACCTTCAGCGTAAACGACCTGAGGGACTTCGACATGGCACGGATTATCCCAGCGTACGACCGTCGAGTTAACGGTGATATCTCCATCATGGGCGGTAGCGGTAAGACCACGCAGCAGCTCAAGGACGAAATCATGGCGTTAGACAAGCGGGCTGAACGTAAGGGACAGCTGAAGGGTGAAGTGGAAGCACTGAAGGACACCGTCAAGATTCTCACTGGACGTGCTCGCCGTAACAACGATACAGCCTTTGAGACCGCCATGCGTACCCTGAACGACCTAGCGTTCTTCGCTAAGAACTTCTACATGGGTCCGCAGAACCTCACAGAGATTGCTGGGATGTTGGCTAAGGGTAACGTTAAGGCGATGCTTCACGGTATCCCAACGTTGCGCGACCTCGCCACCAGAACCTCTCCGGTGTCCGGTAGTGAACTCCGTGAACTCCATGGGGCGCTGTTCGGTAAGGAACTCGACCAGTTAATCCGTCCGGGACGTGAGGATATCGTACAGCGAATCCGTGAGGCTTCCGATACCAGTGGGGCCATGGCGTCAGTCATTGGTACCATCAAGTTCGGAACTCAGGAGCTGTCGGCTCGTTCTCCTTGGACCAAGATGCTGAACGGTACTGCTAACTACATTCTGGACACTGCCCGTCAGGGCGTGCTGGGTGATGTTGCTGGTGCGGCCCTCGGCGGTAAGGGTTCAAAGTTTGGCAAAGAGAACTTCCTCAAAGCTGCCTCTATCAGTCCTGAGCAGTGGAAGGGAATCAAGCAACTCTTTGTAGACCACGCGACTCGTGACGCTAACGGCCAGTTCATCATCAAGGACAAGAAGGCTTTCAGTCAGGACCCACGCGCTATGGACCTGTGGCGTCTTGCCGATAAGGTTGCCGACGAGACCATGCTGCGCCCTCACAAGGTATCCCAGCAGGATTCCAAGGCGTATGGTGCTGGCGTCAAGATGGCTATGCAGTTCAAGAACTTCACCATCAAGTCACTCAACGCTAAGTTCATTCGATCCTTCTACGAGGGATATAAGAACAACCGCGCTATCGACATGGCACTGACCCACGCGTTGTCTCTGGGTATCGCCGGGACTTACTTTGCGATGCAGGCCCACGTGAAGGCTTACGGCCTCCAAGAGTCTCAACGTAAGGACTACCTGAAGAAGGCCCTGAACCCGACCATGCTGGGCTACGCAGCGTTGACTCGAAGTTCCCACACTGGTGCCCCGCTGTCCATCGTCTCGATGATGGCTGGTGCCGCTGGGTTCCAAGACGCCAACATGCTGCGCTCCACCATCTTACCTAAGGAGGAACAGTTCCAGAAGAAAGACGGAGCGTCCAAAGGTAGGGCTGAGTCGAGCAACCTTGCTGGTAACTTAGGGTCTCAGGTCCCAGCGCTGGGTTACGTAGGGAACGTCATTGCGACCGCTAAGAACGCCTACGGTGTTGCTACAGCACCCAACAAGCCGACTGAGCGTGACTACATGACTGGACTGATGAACTCCACCAAGGAGCTTGTACCGAACGACCCACTGACCCAGCAGCTCATCATGAAAATCTATGAGGCTAACGGAGTCACCATCAAGCAGCAGCCGAAGCCTAACTAATTAGGGCACACTATAGGGAGACCGATTGGTTTCCCTCCACATTTTAACTTAAGGAGGCCATGATGAACCAAGATATTAAAACAATCATTCAGTACCCTGTAGGGGACGTGGAGTTCGACATCCCGTTTGATTACCTGTCCCGCAAGTTCGTCCGGGTATACCTCGTGTCCCCGCTGAACCGCCGCCAGCTGAACAACATCACTGAATACCGATACGTGTCCCGAACCCGTATAAAACTATTAGTCGAAACAGCTGGTTTCAATTTGATAGAGATCAGGCGCTTCACCTCTGCTTCCGAGCGGGTGGTGGACTTTTCGGACGGCTCCGTTCTCCGCGCGACCGACCTTAACGTCTCTCAGCTACAGTCAGCACACATTGCTGAGGAGGCTCGTGATGCCGCTATGCTAACTATCTCCCCGGCAGACGACGGAAGCCTTGACGCCTCCGGTAAGGTAATCAAGAATGTAGGCACTCCTGTTCAGAGTAGCGACGCCGCCACTAAAGGTTATGTGGATACCGCTGTTTCGCCTCTTGCGACAACCATTGAGGCCAACTTCATGCGCACTCTACGAACATCAGGAAGATCTATACGGGAACTTCCGGGTGCCTCAGAGGTAGCTGGTATGCTCTTAGGTTTTAATGGTGAAGGTGACCCGGTCCCAGTGGTTGCTGGGGAAGGTACTGCAAGCGACGTTATGTTGAAACTCGCCGGAACAACTGGACTGTCCTACATCGGAGGTGTTGGGTATGTAACCCCAGAGATGATGACGGTAGATGGTAAGACCCTCGTGCGCGGGCTTGGTCAGGACCATGTGCGCTTCATTCAGAAAGCCATTGATGAGGGTCATCGCCGGAATGTTCCTGTGATACTATCTGGTGGGTATGAGGTCTATGAGACCCTTCATGATGCCCCGCTACCTCGTGATGACGGCACAGCGTATCCAGAGTGGGTGGCTAATGGTGGGGACTCTAATATCCGACCAGAGGAGCAGCTCTATCAGAAGGCTCACTTGCGGTTATATAACAACTCAGTGATTCTTGGGGCTGGTTCGCAAATTGCCACCATCCGATCAACATGGGCTAGAAGTACCAGTGCCGTTGGCCTAACCTCCCCAATTATGTGGTACATCGAGGGACCGTTGGGGAACCGTGGCACAGTGTCGTATGTACTCAAAGGAATTAAGACTATAGGTGCATACATCGGACGCTACGTTGTGGGAATCTCCTACAGGTCAGTAGAGGATGACTTAGAGTTCGCTGGCTGCGGCATAGCGGGCGTTAAACAGGGCGAGGAGCAGACCATTCACCGGAAGATTGTTATCACTGCATACGCAGGGGATGTAACAGGTGGGTGGTGGCTTCAGCGCAATAATGCGTATGGTGCTAAGTACATGCCTCCGTACACTGATACGGATGTTTGGCTGCTGGGGTGGTGTGATAGCTCAACATATGAGTATCTAAGCTACACCGGGTATGACTATGATGGGCGAGATGCTCTTGTGCATGACTGGATCTCAGAGTGGTTCGACACCTACATCTTTAAGACCGCCAACTCCCGTAAAGTCTCAGAGGGTGGGCGTCTCACTTATCAGTCAGCTAACCCATATCCACTGCCGACACTCAAGGGTATAACCGGAAGGGCGCGGTACATTACGTCCAGATACTCCCGGCAAAATGCTCTTAACGTCATCAATACCTTAAAGACACTGATAACGATACGAGCTCCGGGATACATGGACAACAGCACGCAGTCTTGTCGTATCTTGAACGCGATGATTGAGTCGGTCGGTCTCATTCGCAGAACTTCAGGCGCGAACGCCGGAAACTACTTCGGGATCGATGTAGTTGACAAGTGGGGAGCAGATACTGGGGTGTGGGGTCTTGAGGGTACTGGTATCCTAGAGAAGCAACTAGTCGTGTTCCTTCGCCCCGGTGTCCCGTGCACAAACGCAGTGGTGGCTACTGGTGCTGGCCAGATTTTCGAGAGCTGGACAACAACAAACGCCCAGAGGAGACTGTTGGCACTCCGTGATTGGAACCCAGCGACTCAGGTTCAGACGTACAGGTATGATTTCCGCACCGATTATGCCCTTATGCGACCCACTCGGTACTATACCGACGGTCCTCTGTGGAACTACTCTAAAGGAACCTCCACCCCGACTGTAGCAGTTAACGGGTCGACCATTGCTGTACAGAAAGCTGTGACCAACTGGTATCGACTTGGGGACATCATGCGCTGCAACATCTACGTGGAGATAAACTCCATCACTCTCCAAGGAAACTCAGAACTCACTGTGACCACGCCGTCCTTTAACGGCTCGTGGGAGGTTGCTGGGCAGGGCATCGGGAAGGTCTACTTATCGACGCTAACTGGGGGCGTGACGCTTACCCCTGTAATCCAGCAGGGCGGTAACGTGGTGCGACTCCGTAAGGGTTCTAGCCCAGAAGTGTACGCTTTTGAGGCTGGCACGTACAACAATGTAGTGTTAATCATCGGAATCGACTACGTTCCCTTATCATAATCAAGGAGGTAACATGTTGTCCCTAGACTTCAACAACGAAGTTATCAAGGCGGCTCCCATTGCGGGGGTCGCTGGGGCCGATGGCGTAGCGAGACTCTTCTGGGGTCTCTCACTAAACGAGTGGTTCTACGTCGCGGCAATCGCCTACACAGTGGTTCAGATTGGTGCCAAGGTAGTCGACAAAATCATTGACTGGAAGAAAGCAAATAAGGAGTAACACATGGACCTGATTAAGTTCCTCGAAATGTTAGACACTGAGATGGCCCAGCAGATGCTCATGGACCTGAAGAATCCAGAGAAGCGAACCCCTCAGCTGTACAACGCCATTGGTAAACTACTGGAGCGCCACAAGTTCCAAATCTCTAAGCTGACCCCTGACGTTAACATCTTGGGCGGACTGGCTGAGGGTCTGGAGGCTTACAACTCCAAGGTGGGTGGGGATGGTCTGACAGACGACGATAAGTTCACCCTACAGTGATATACTCAAGGTACTACTATATGTAGTGCCTTTATGGATGTCATTGCACTACGCTAGGCGTTCCTACGTTAAATATGAGAAACAACGGGAGGCATTATGCTGGAGTTCACAAAGAGAATCGTCCCGTATCTTGTGGCTATCATGGTGTTTGCCTTCGGGTGGCACTTGGGTTCGCAATCTACGGACGCTAAATGGAAGGAGGTAGTACAGAATGAGTACGTTTCGAAGCAAACAGCTAGAGTTCAAACTCAAGCAGCACTTGATGAGATATCGGCTAAGTACCAAGCAGACCTTGAGGGGCTGGAGGGCAGCACTGATAGGATTATTTCTGATTTGCGTAGCGACAATAAGCGGCTGCGCGTCAGAGTCAAACCTACCAGTGTCACCACAGGACCAGACGGTCGATGCCTCGTTGATGGTTCCGTCGAACTACACGAAGCAACTGCTCGAAGTCTTATCGCAATAACCCAGAAGGCCGACCTCAAAGAGAAGGCCCTACAGGACACTATTCGTAAGCTGCAAGGGAAAGGAGGTGAACATTGAGCAACTCTCAGCAAGCCAAGAACGCCTTAATCATTGCGCAACTGAAGGGTGACTTTGTCGCCTTTCTCTTCGTGCTCTGGAAGGCCCTGAACCTGCCGGAACCCACCAAGTGTCAAATCGACATGGCCAAGTGTCTGGCAGACCCAAAGAACAAGAAGTTTATCCTTCAGGCTTTCCGTGGTATCGGGAAGTCGTTCATCACGTGTGCGTTCGTAGTGTGGACCTTATGGCGTGACCCTCAGTTAAAGATACTGATTGTCTCAGCCTCAAAGGAACGTGCGGACGCTAACTCCATCTTCATCAAGAACATCATCGACTTGTTGCCTTTCCTGAGTGAGCTTAAGCCTCGCCCCGGCCAGCGTGACTCCGTGATTAGCTTTGATGTAGGCCCTGCCAAGCCTGACCACAGCCCGTCAGTTAAGTCTGTGGGTATTACGGGTCAGCTTACTGGTAGCCGTGCTGATATCATCATTGCGGATGACGTGGAGATTCCCGGTAACTCTGCAACACAAGGTGCCCGAGAGAAACTCTGGACGTTGGTTCAGGAGTTCGCCGCACTGTTGAAACCTCTGCCGACTAGCCGTGTTATCTATCTGGGCACCCCTCAGACTGAGATGACGCTCTACAAGGAACTTGAGGACAACCGTGGGTACTCCACCATTATCTGGCCTGCACAGTATCCTCGCTCCAAAGAGGAAGACCTGTACTATGGCGACCGTCTGGCTCCTATGCTCCGCAGTGAGTATGATGAGGACAAAGAGGGTCTCAGTAGCCAACCAACTGACCCGGTGCGATTCGACTCCATGGACCTTCAGGAACGTGAGGTGGAATATGGTAAGGCTGGCTATACGCTTCAGTTCATGCTCAACCCGAACCTAAGTGACGCCGAGAAGTACCCACTACGCCTCCGTGACGCTATCGTGTGCGGTCTACAGGCGGACAAGGCCCCAATGCATTACCAGTGGTTGCCGAACCGTCAGAACCGCAATGAGGAGCTTCCTAACGTAGGTATGAAGGGTGACGAGATTTACTCCTTCCATACAGCCTCCAGTAACACTGGTGCGTATCAGGGTAAGATTCTTGTCATTGACCCCAGTGGTCGCGGTAAGGATGAGACTGGCTGGTGCGTGCTGTACACCCTAAACGGTTACATCTACCTGATGGATGCGGGCGGTACTCGTGGTTACGAAGAGAAGTCCCTTGAGTTCCTCGCCAAGAAAGCCAAACAATGGCAGGTACAGACTGTGGTCTTCGAGAGTAACTTCGGTGACGGTATGTTCGGTAACGTGTTCCAGCCTGTGCTCCTGAAGCATCACCCGGCGAAACTCGAAGAGATTCGTGCTCGTGGTATGAAAGAGGTCCGTATCTGCGATACCCTTGAGCCTGTACTGGCAAGTCACCGCTTGGTTATCCGTGACGAGGTTATCCGACAGGACTACCAGACGGCACGTGATGCAGACGGTAAGCACGCTCTGAAGTACAGCCTGTTCTACCAGATGACCCGTATGAGTCGTGAGAAGGGCGCTGTGGCACACGATGACCGACTTGATGCGTTAGCACTGGGTGTCGAGTTCCTACGCTCTACGATGCAGCAGGACGCTGTGAAGATAGAGGCTGAGGTACTTCAGGAGTTCTTGGAGCACCACATGGAGAAGCCCCTGAGTAACATCTCCCAGTTCCGGGCCACCAGCAGCAACGGTGTGGACATCCGGTGGGAAGACGACGGGGATGACTCTATGTTCATCGCTTGGTAACTATGCAGGGATTGTGCATAAAGATTCATTAGGCCACGGAAGGCCACTTCATGAAAACTTCAGGAATAACAGACACTTGGAATTAGGGCCCACTATAGGGAGAGACCCTTGAAGACTTACTATAAGACTACTTAAAGTTTCATTCATATAGTTATGCACTTTAAGTCTCCTTACAGATAGAGGGTAGTGATGATAATATCACCCTCTCACTATAAGACACTAAGAGCCAACATAAGGAGGACCTATGCGCTTATTGTTAACCTTACTGCGCCATAGGACTACTTGGCGATTTCTGCTGGTACTTGCTGGTGCCCTTGGGGCTACACTGGCTACTCAACAGCAACTCAGTGGACTGGAGACTCTCGTTTGCTCTCTACTCACTTGTAGCGATTAGGGTCTTCCTGATGCGCTAGGGATTCCGTAGTGATGCTTATCAGCATACACCACTCCATCCCTCTACAGTCAATACTTAAAGTTAACCTTAGGTGATTCACTGGGTCTACCTACGGGTCTATGCACTGACCTGAGGACTACCTGAGGTTACCTTTAAGAATATTGCATAAAGTTCTGAGTGTACATCTCACAGTTTACACTTTTGGTTATCCCCCCCAGGGTTTTGACTGACTGAGGACTACCTGAGGTTACCTTTAAGAATATTGCATAAAGTTCTGAGTGTACA